CAAGAATTGCTATTTACTAAAAAAACACGCATGAACATTTCAGAACTTGTAGGGTCAAAATTGCCCGAAATCAAGAAACTACTTTTTAGCGATACAACCGAAGAGGCTTTCGTTGATGCTAAACTTGTGGACGGTACTATCGTCCGAGTTGAACCAGCTTTGGAAATCGGTGCATCTGTTGCCGTTGTAGGTGAGGATGCTGAAGTAGTACCAGCTCCAGATGGAGAGCACGAACTTGAGTCAGGTGAAATCGTAAGAACTGAAGGCGGTGTTATCGTTGAGATTCTTGAGCCTGAAGTAGAAGAGGAAGCAGGAGAGGAGAAAGAGGAAGAAATGGCTGCTGAGGAAGAAGTTGCTGCATTTGACCCTGAGGCGTTCAAGTTGGACATCATGGATTCAGTTGCCACTCTAATTCAGTCAGAGGTTGCCAAGTTTGCAAAGACTGAAAAAGTAAGCGACATAGAGAAAGCTGTTGGTCTGATCACCGACATCGTTGAGAAGATGGCAGCTACTCCAAAGGAAGAGCCAACCAAAAAAGTACCAAACCCTTTTAATAAAGGAACTAACTATGCCGAAATCGCTGAGAAGATGAGAGCGGCTATTACAAAGAAATAAACCAAAAAACATTATACTAAAATGGGATTTTCACCATCACCACTAACAAGCGGACTTCAGGCTTACATTGAAGAACAGAATTTTCCGCTAATTGCTAAAGCACTAACTTCTTCGCCAACTATGGCGATTGCCCAAAAACAAGTTGGAGTCAAGGGAAAGAGTGCTATCAACTTAGCTGACATTGATATTAATTTCCAAGATGGAAGCGGATGTGCTTGGAACGAAGATGGAGACATCACTCTAACGCAGAGATTCATAGACCCAGCTAAACTTAAGTTGAACATGGAGTTCTGCCCAAAGGAACTTGAAGCAGTTTACCTTAGAACTCAACTACCTTCAGGAGCGCATTACGAAACAATTCCTTTCGAGGAGTTCTTCTCTAACTACCTTGTTGAGAAGATTGCTGCTGAGTTGGAGAAGATGATTTGGAAATCTGTAAACGGGGCAACCAAAACTTCTACTCTTCCTAACGGAACAGGCAACTACCAATTCTTCAACGGTTTCCGTGATGCCATTCTTGGCGCATCTTACATTGATGCGAATACTGCTTCTTACGTTGATTCTACTGTTCTATCAACAGCATTGAACGCTGGAAACATGATAGAGGCAGTTCAAAGAGTTTATGCTGCGGCTGCTGATGCAGTTATCGAAAATGATGATGCTGTTGTATTCGTAGGTGCTGACAAGTTCAGAGAATTGGCTATTGCCATTCAAAACGGAATGGGTCTTGCAACCGCTGGAGGGCAACTTCAAGGTTACCAAACTGAAATGGGTTCTTTGTCAATGTTGTTTCCGGGTACTAACTTGAGGATTCAAGCAACAAGCGGACTAACTGCTGTGAACGATGTTTACCTTGCACGTACCAGCAATATGTATGTGGGCGTTGACTTGGATTCTGATGCAAGTTCAATAATGAGTTGGTATAGTATGGATGATCGTGTCTTCAGAATTGCGGTTGAATTGACAGTAGGCGCACAGGTTGCGTTCCCTGACCAAATTTCTGTTGTATCTCTTTAATCTAATCGGGGCGGCTTTCGAGTCGCCCCTTCACTCTAAAAACTAAAAACATGGCATATACTGGATGCGCACTCAGCTACTCATATGACCTCGATTGCCGCGATGCTGTTGGAGGGGTGAAGAGTGTTAGATTTGCGAACCTTGCTGACTATCTTGCACTAAACCCTGTCGCTCCTGCTGGAATTGTTACATCAATCACAGGAACGCCTACATTCTACAAGTACGAGCAGCTAAAGGAAACTTCCTCGTTGACCGAAACCATTAACGGCAACAGTCAGAACGGTACTGTTTACTTCACGCCTGAGTTGGTTGTAGTGCTTTCAAAATTGGATGTTGATAAGCGCAACGAAATCAAGGTATTGGCTCAACAAAGACTTGTGGCTATCGTAGAAACTAACGATGGTACTTACTGGGTTGTTGGTTACCAAAATGGTCTTGAACTCAACGCTGGAACTTCTGCAACGGGTACGGCTTTTGCGGATCTAAGCGGTTACAGTTTGACATTCTCGGGACTCGAAGCTGAACCGATGGTTGAGATTGATGCCGCAGACGTAACTGCGATTACAAACTAATTCGTATCTTCACACTTTCTCTTTTTCATTGTTCTGTTGAAAGGGGGTCGGCTAACGCTGACCCTTTTTCGTTTGGCACAATTTCGTCTTTTTGCTATTTAAATAAAAACAAGCATGGCATCGACCGTAACACCAGCAACCGCAACGGTTCAAATTGTAGAAAGTCTAACACTCGGAGGAGTGGACAGAGGCGGCACTCATACGCGCACGATTAACAATATCGCAGAAGCTGACCGTAGAGTTATGACCGTTGACTCGGCTAATGAGATAGACATTATCGAACTGAACACCAACAACGGACAAGGCAAGTTCGTACGTTCATCTGTTAAGTACATCCGCATCACTAACTTGGATAACACTAACTTCATTCGTGTAAGATTCAAAAAGAGCGGAGGCGCAACCGCAGATGTAAAGGTTGATGCTGGAGCCACCTTCATGCTATCAACTGGCTCGATGGATGCAGATGCTACACCCGGAGCATTCAGTGCATTTGTGGACATTGACAACATCAGTGCACAAGCTGACACGGCAGACGTAGACATCGAATACGTTGTTTTAGCAGTTTGATCAACATCGAACGAAATAGCGCAAACGAGATAGCTTTGACCCTGACTGAAAAGGGAACGGCTGCTTACTACCTGTTCAAGTTCCAAAGCGACAACACGGAGGCGGTGGAGTACTGCATTGCTACGGATTCAAGTAGCTACCCTGAGCGATTTAACAAGTTCACTATTACAGAACAGACAAGCCCGGACAATCTGAACGCGGAGGTAGAACTTCCAACAGAGGGACAATGGCGGTACTTCGTTTACGCTAACTCTTCAGCTACCAATTTAGACCCGACTGGATTGACCGAACTCGAAAGCGGTATTGTGAAAGTAACGGGAACAACAACACCAGTAACCACCTACTCAGGCGGCAACTCAAACTATGTAGTGTATGGCTCTTAAAATTCTAAACTTCGGAGCGCATAAAGTACCGACCTTCAAAGAAGCGAGAGGTAAGGATTGGATTCTGTTCGGAGACGAAGGCGAGTACAAGAACCGTTACCCTGAGTACCTTCTTAATCTGTATCGTAGAAGTGCCAAGCATCACGCTATTATCAACTCCAAAAAGGACTACGTTGTTGGTCAGGGCTGGTCAGTAGATGCGGAAAGGTTGGACACGATGGGGCTTGCAAGGCTTCAGCAGTTCATCAACGAGCCTAACCAATACGAGAGCCTTAACGACATCCTTGAGAAGGTTGCACTTGATTACGAGTTATATAACGGCTTCGCGTTAGAAATCGTTTACAACCAACTGAACGACAAGATAGCAGCTATTTATCATGCAGACTTTGCACGTTATCGGTCAAATGAGGACGGTACGAAGTACTACTACTCCGAAGATTGGAAGAAACACAACCCTGTCGTTGAGGAAATAGACGCTTTCAATTGGAAAGAACCGAGCGGCAAACAGCTACTTTACGTCAAAGGCTACTCACCTGACTGCAAATACTACCCATTGCCGACCTATTTAGGGTCAACGGGTTACATTGAGCTTGATGTAGAAATAGCAAACTTCCATCTGAACGCTGTCAAAAATAACTTTGTCGGAGGCACGATTGTGTCTTTCTACAACGGAGAACCGACCCTTGAAGAACAAGAGGAAATCGAGCGACAGATAAAGGACAAGTTCACGGGCACGGACAACGCAAATTCAATCGTTCTGAACTTTGCTGATTCACGAGACAGAGGAGTAGAAATCCAGCAGCTTAATGGTAACGACTTCGACAAGCGTTTTGACATCTTAAATAAGACCGTTCAAAGGGAAATATACGCTGGACATCAAGTAACTGACCCAGCACTATTTGGTATCAAAGAGGACGGAATCTTCACGAGCAGAAACCAATTGGTAGACAGCTTTGAGTTATTCCAAAACACCTACGTGAACAACCGACAGCAGTTCATCGAAAGAGTGTTCAATGAGTTGGCAGCATTGCAAGGACTTTCGAACCGTCTGTTTATTCAAGACACCGAGCCGATATCTATTCAGTTCAGCGAGAACACGGTTGTTAGCGTAATGACGCAAGAGGAAATACGCGAGAAAATCGGACTTCCTAAACTTGAGCAACCACTAAAAGCTGCAAAGACTTCAAAGGATGAGGACGATGTTCTTATTGAGTACTTCAAGAACTGCGGTTCTACGGATTACGAACCAGTCGGAAATGGCAAGGCGTTAAACTTTGAATCTGAAACCTCCGCGAGACTTCACGAGGAATTGAACCGAAAGTATTGGTTTGCTGAGATAGACCCACTTGATACGGCTATCCTGAACATCCTAAAGGAGAACCCAGCTACTCCATTCCTTGCAATAGCCGAGCAGCTACAGTTATCCATTGAACGGGTAATGGCTGGGCTTCAAAGATTGAACGAAGCGAACGCTATCAAGATAGCAATAGACGAGGTGCTTGATTCTACGCAAAGAACTGTTGAGGTAACGAAAGAAGGCGAGCGGTTGCTTGAAGAAATACCACCAGTCGAAGAAGAGTTCGTTATCCGTTACGTGTATGCAAAAAGACCGGGTGTTGCTGGAGGTGCTATCATTCCAACCACACGAGAGTTTTGTAGGAAACTGATAGAATTAGTTGAAAAGGAGAATAGAACTTGGGAGTTAACCGAGATTCAGGACATCGGAGTAAGTCAAAATAGAAACGTATGGATGCGAGGCGGTGGCTTTTGGGGTAAGTCTTACCATTGCCGACACTACTGGGAGCAGAAACTTATGAGAATTAAGAAGAATGGCTAACGTACTATTCATATCAGAGACGTTTCTCAAGGACAACACGCTCCTTCACGAGAATATCGACTTCAAATATCTGCGACCTGTGGTATTGATGTGTCAGGACATTCACATCCAGCACAAGATTGGCACTACATTATACAACGAACTCAAGACACAGATAACGAACTCCACGTTAACGGCTGCTAATCTTACACTTTTGGAGGATTACATTCAGCCGTCTTTGTTGTATTGGGT